CCGGCCGGTTCAACCCCTTCGCACACCAAAAAACTACAGCATCATTTCTCACTATGAACAAGCGCTCTTTCTGCTTTAACGAGCAGGGCACAGGCAAAACTGCCAGCGCGATCTGGGCGGCGGATTTCCTCCTGCAACAAAAAGTAGTCAGCCGGGTGCTGGTCATCTGCCCTCTATCGATCATGGACTCAGCATGGCGCAACGACCTATTTAGTTTCGCTATGCACCGCACTGTGTCCGTGGCCTACGGGTCTGGTGACAAGCGAAAGAAGATAGTTGCGGAAGGTGCGGAGTTCGTTATCATAAACTACGATGGTTTGGCTATTGTGTCCGCAGAGTTAGCTGCAGGGGGGTTCGACCTAATAATCGTAGATGAGTGTTTCGTTGCAGGGACACCTGTACATACCCCTACAGGCGCAGTACCAATAGATAAGTTACGCGCAGGGGACGCGGTGTTGACTTCTACTGGAGTACGTACTATAAAACGTCTTATACAGAACACCTCTAAACAACTACTAGATATAGGACTATCCGATGGCACCCATGTCCAAACTACAGAAACCCACCCGTTCTTCACAGATGCAGGGTGGGTCGCTGCCAAGAATCTTAAAGGACGGAGGCTTATATCTGACGCTGAGTTGCGTAGTATGCGAAGCAGAATATGTCATGCAGAAGAGTCGTTATCTATGGCACAGGGTGAAGTGCAACAACACAGGATTGACTTGCTCTCGATCTTGCGGGCGGAAGAAGTGGCACGCAGCGAACCCGAACCAGTCTGCACTGGTGAAGTGGCGGGCAGCGGGGAACCAAGCTCCACCATCAGTGTACGAACGAACCCCCGAGATGCGGGCGAACATATCAGCGGCACTGAAGAAAGTTGGACACAGGCCCCGCATACGCGGGGGGAACGGTACGGGTATGACACGGTGCGAGTACCTAGTCATGGAACAACTACCGACCTCATGGGTATGGAATTACCCAATAGCGTTGGGGAAACGGCAGCAAGGTTATCCTACGAACTACAAAGTAGATTGCGCGAACGTGAAACAGAAAGTGGCATTAGAAGTGGATGGGAACAGCCACGCGGCGAAGACCAGACAAGCGCAGGACAGGAAGAAGGAGAAGAAACTAGCGGAGCTTGGGTGGAAAGTGTTACGTATATCGAACACGGATGTGACGTACCTGTCTTCAACCTCGAAATTGAGGGCGTACCTAACTACTTTGTTGGGGGCGGGTTTCTAGTCCATAACTGCACGCACTACAAGAACCCGAGCACAGACCGATGGAAGGCGCTGGCAAGACTTATCACTCCCAAGACATGGCTTTGGTTGATGACAGGCACCCCCGCTGCACAGAGCCCTATAGACGCCTACGGCCTCGCTAAACTTGTTAACCCCGGTGGCGTCCCTCGGTATGCGGGGGGATTCAAGGATCAGGTGATGTACAAGATCACTAACTTCCGTTGGATACCTAAACCCAACGCGCAGGATGTTGTGTTCCGGGCCTTGCAACCCGCCATCCGATTCACCAAAGACGAGTGCCTAGACCTACCCGACATGGTGTACGTCACGCGGGAAGTGGAGCTTACCCGCCAGCAGCTCAAGTACTACAAACAACTAAAAGATGACATGCTGATGCAGGCGGCAGGGGAAGAAATAACTGCTGCAAATGCCGCGGTCAACATGAACAAGCTACTGCAAATATCCGCGGGGGCTGTGTACACTGACACAGGAGAAGCGCTTGAGTTTGATATACGACACAGGTACAAGGTGCTACGGGAAGTCATTGACGAGTCCAGCAAGAAAGTACTTGTGTTTGTTCCCTTTCGGCACGCAATAGACGTACTGTCTGAAAAACTTACGAACGACGGAGTGACTTGCGAGGTGATACGGGGTGATGTGCCTGCCAGCAAGCGCACAGCGATATTTAAGCGGTTTCAGGAAGAGGCGAACCCCCGTGTTCTAGTCATCCAGCCTGCCGCCGCTGCGCATGGTGTAACCCTAACAGCAGCGAACACGATCGTATGGTGGGCACCAGTTAGCTCCCTAGAGACGTACCTCCAAGCCAATGCACGTATCCACAGGGCAGGGCAAAACGCCAAATGTACCGTGGTGCAGCTGCAGGGGTCTAACGTAGAGAAACACGTTTACAGGTTGTTAGACAACAGAATAGACGTTCACACAAAAATGATAGACCTATACAAAGATATACTTGACTAGAGTACGATAGGTCACTATATTACACATCTCGCCACAAACCGGAGTATAAAATGGCTGAAGCAGAAGAAGTACAAGACGTAACCCTAACACGATTGACTAAGGTCTTTCTTAAAATTAAGGCGAAGCGTGCGGAGAACAAGAAGGAATTTGATGCGCAGGACGAGTCCTTGATTGAGTCACAAGAGGCCATCAAGAAGGCCTTACTTCAACACTGCAAAGATAGCGGTATGGAGAGTGGGCGCACTACTGAGGGCACGTTCTATCGTCAGGTCAAGACTAAGTACTGGACCAGCGATTGGGAATCCATGCACAAGTTTGTGCTGGACCATGGGGTTCCAGAGTTCTTAGAGAAGCGCCTTAACCAGACAGTACTTAAGCAGTACCTAGAAGAAAACCCGGACGAGAGTCCTATGGGGTTGAACATAGATTCTGAGTACACAATGACAATCAGCAAGCCAAGGAGCAAGTAATGGCGGAACCCCTCCTGACGATTAAGGAATTATCCGAACATCTGTCAATATCAACATCTACTCTGCGGATCTGGGTCAATTCCCGAGAGATACCAAAGAGCGCGTACATAAAAGTAGGCAACACGTACCGGTTTAGCTACAGTAAAGTGGTAAAGGCTCTGGAGGCGTCTCGTGAAAAAGACCCTGTGGCGCCACCCCTCCCGCTACCGGACTTCCCAACAGCACGGGCCAGCGAAAGTATCGAAGACCCCCACGACGAAGAAGACATCTAGGAGTAACACATGACAGCACTAACCTTGTTCGGAAACAATGCACTAGCTAATAGCGATTTATTTAAGTCGTTGCAGGAATCAAACACTAACCTATTGTCAGGTGGTGGTAACGAGAACCGTCGTATCAGCATCAAAGGTGGCAAGTTTCGCCAAATCCTAAACGGGGAGCAGGTAGCGGTAAGCAAAGACAATGAGATGAGCATAATCATTGTTAACGCCGCGCCTATTGGGCGCACGTATTATGACGGGGTTTACGACCCCAACACCGTGTCACCACCACTTTGTTGGTCTGTAGATACTAAGGTGCCCGCGCCGGAGGTAACTGAGGAAGGCAAGCAGGCAGCACGGTGCATGGACTGTGCTATGAATATCAAAGGCTCTGGTACTGGCAACAGCCGTGCCTGCCGCTTCTCACAGCGTATTGCTATTACACTTGAAGGCAAGCCAGAAGAAGTGTACCAGATGCAACTGCCCGCAACGAGCATCTTCGGTGAGGCCGAAAAAGGCAACATGCCAATGCAAGCGTACGCGCGCCACTTGCAGGCCCACAACACACCTGCGATATCCGTCGTAACGGAAGTGTATTTTGACGAGGACGCAGAGACACCCAAGATGTTTTTCAAGCCTGTCCGCCCCCTAACAGAGGACGAGTTAGAGCTAGCGGTCATCGACAGGGACAGCGAGGCAGCTAAAAGTGCCATCACTATGACGGTATCTCAGAAGGATAACGTGTCTCCTGTAGTGCCACCGGTGGAAAAATCGGAGGTAGCAGCAAAGCCTAAGGCCAAGACCAAGAATGTCCTTCCCCCCGAAGAGGACGAGGACGAGGAAGTGCAGGAGCCAGTAAAAGCTAAGGGCAAGAAACCTGCCGCTAAGGCTCCCGAAGACTCTGATCTAAGCTCTGTCTTAGACGACTGGGACGACTAGCACCCCCTCCCCCTCCGCACCACGACTAGGTCTTACTGAAAGGGCGTACCGATGCCCCTGTCGTGGTGTCTCTCGGTATTGAGCAGCTGCTATGGATATAAAAAAGTTCTTACAAAAAGCGC